CTGCAAGGCCCCCGCTGACATGAAAACCAATGTTGGCTTTCCTGGCAGCTGGCGTAAGTTCGCCTTGTGCGTCTTGCTCTTTGTGCCGAGCTTGCTACGACTTCTTTACGGAAGCACGTCCTGAGGATAGGGGGTAACCCTAAATCCTAAGAGTAAGGCACCGGTTTCCAGATGAAATCTCCCCATGGTAGGTGGCTTTGGGCTCTTAGAGCTCAAAGTCTCCGGAACAATATGGGGGAACCCTGGTTAGTGAAAAAGATAAGAATTATAGCCCGGGGCTCCATCCAGGAGCTTCGGACACTAGGTTCGAGTCGGGGTCACTAGCTGGGTAATCCCAGTGTATTGCCCTCCGGAAACGGAAATAACCTCTCCGTCCCGCGGCCAGCGGGCGCCTGCAGCCCGGCCTAGCGGTCGCAAGATTGCTAGGTCGGAAACTGAAGGGTGGATTAGAGGTCAATATCTATAAATAGAATATGACAGCACTACTACTTTCGATTCTCCGGGTAAAACCGGACTCTAGAGTAATGGTGCGCTCTAAACCACTTCGGCGGCTAGACGTAAAAGTCTGGCGTCACCTCTTTCCAGCGCTGATTAGCGTTGGGAGGTTGGTGGTAGGAAACCTAAACCGTGACCGTATCAAAGTGCTCGCATATTGGGCCAAAGAGTGCGCCCGGCAAGCAAGACACCAGGGGCCTAAGGGATTAATCCTATGGTTGAAGACAATCAACGTTTTGATCATGGGAGGCCTCCCTGGGTCGCTGGTGAAGCCCGGGAGCCGGGAAATCAGTAAGGTCGCCGTTGCGGTTAGCTCGGATGGCTTGCCTAGGGTAATACCGAAGCAGGACCGGAGAGCGATCCGTCGCGGAGACTTGAACACTATCCGGCTGTGGTTGACCCTGTCCGGGTCCTATCGAGCTATCGAGTTCGAGGGTCCCGCTAAGGTCTCAACCATCACCAATCCTGGTTCCCCTATTTCCCTTCCTCTATTTAGATTCTTCGAGACCTTCTTGAAAAAGGAGTTCTTTCCGAACTTATCTAGAGTTTCGGGAGAGAAGGTAACCGGTATTGATGTTGCACGGCTTAAACCCGTTCCGCTACCGATCACGACCTCATGTGCCGGAGCGTGGCGCGTACCGTTTGCTCGATTCAATCGAAACGTGTCCGCTCTAGCCACGTCCGGCCCTGCGGCGTGGTGTTGGGTTTCCGGCCAATGGGGCTCACAATTATTATCTTATTGTCAGTCCATTGGTTCATGGGAAACAACGCAGTCTTGGTGGCGTCTGATTGAAGAATCGGCTTCGTATCACTTCTTTTGCCCAGATATGGAGTCGGGTCGGATATCATTCAAGACCGAGGCAGCCGGTAAAAGACGGGCTTTCGCTATGGTCGACTACTGGACCCAGTGTACATTGAGACCGTTGCACGATTTGATCTTCTCCATCTTAAAGGAAATCCCTCAGGATGGAACCTTCGATCAGATAGCTCCTGCAAAGGCGCTACTGCTCA